CATACCCTCTCCAGCACAGGGAAGTCAAACCCAATGCCGTTATGAGCACACACTTCTACACCATCGAGATAGTTCTGTAGTCCTGTCCTTTCCTTCCAAGTTCTGGTGACTCCGTCTTTCTTTGTCACACAAAGCCAGATGGTGTCGTGCTTCAGATTTGTCTCGATGTCGAGAAAGATCATGTGTAGGGCTTTCGCTTCTCTGTGTCGTTGGTGAAGATGCCGCCGTGTCCGTAGAAGTGTTCGTTCAAACGCAGCGCTGCATGGGCGAAGTAGTTGTGGTTGTGTTTTGACGTTTCATGCATGCTGCGTAGGAACGCTAACACTTCTTCTAGTGTTTGTTGTGGTGTCATTTTGTTTCTTCCATTCCAAAATGTTGTTTCATTTCCTGAGCCGCTGTGTGTCCATGCCATCGGCAGTGCTGGCACGCAATGGCAGCACATTTGTTGACAATGGCTTCAGCAAACTTCTTTTCCCACTCTAGATCGTCTTCCGCATAGATAGGAAAATGATATCCCATCTCACTGTCAGTCTCTTTCGCTAAAGTTTCAATGATGTCGTTGTTCATTTCACTTCATCCATTTCAAAATGTTTCTTGATGTTGTACGACGCTGTGTAATGCGCTGCCCAATCGCTCACCATAACACATTCATCCACAACCAATTTGGTGTACTCTTTGATGAATATCGTCATTTCTTCTTCCATTGTCACACCTTCATCTGGTATTTTACTTGTTGCTTCATCAACAAGTTTCTTGATAAGTTTTCCGTTCATTTTACTTCCTCCATTTCAAAATGTTCTTTAATGACAGCGTCCGGATACATGTCGCTTTCATGTGCGAAATTGCCAAGTAAAACACATTCGTTCACAACAAGCTCCCCATACTTCTGTCTGAAGATGTCCTCCCAAGGATGGGAGGTCTTTGGCATACCTAGAAGCTCAGCATAAGCCAGTGTCTCAGCTTCTTTGGCTAAGGCGTAGAAGATGTCGTTCATAGCACTGTTTCCTCAACATCAGCTTCAATGTACTCCAGCATCCTACCAGTGTCCTTGGTGTAGAGCAAGGAACAGGCTGGGCCAGTGAGTCCACTGTATCGATTCTTGAGCACGCGAATGCGTGTGGTGTTTCTTTCATTCTCTTCATCGGCCTGGCCGTTACGCTCAGCACCAATTACTATATCGCTTAGTTGGGCAATGCTGCCGCTACCTCGCAATTGCGCTAGAGATGTTGCAGCACCTTCTTCGTGTCCTTTACCATCAGGACGCTTCAGATGTGACACAGCAAACAAGGCAATGTTGGTTTCCTGTACCATCATACGCAACTTGGTCATGATTTCGTCAATGGCTTTACGTTCATCACCAGACTCCTGCGCCGAGACGATGATCGAGATGTGATCTACAAAGACATACTTACACCCCATCACCTTTGCCAGATAACGAACTCTGTTGATGATGTTATCAACACTGGTGCTGCCAAAGTGATCAAACAGAAACACCCTGCCGGTGCCTAAGGTACGTTCATAGGCGTCCTTGCGTTCTTCTTCGTTGCTCTCTGTATCAGGCAAATGCAGAGGCTTGTTAGCTGCCAGCGACATCAACGACAACCCTGTCTTTCTGATGCTTTCTTCAAGAAACAACAGCCCTACGCTGTCGTCTGTATTCCCCAACAAATGCCAAACAATTTCACGCAGTAGCTGACTCTTCCCCAATCCGCTTCCAGCAGTGATGGTAACAAGTTCACCATGTCGAATGCCATAGGTGAGTTTATTCAACCCATCCCAAGGATACATACATTGTGCTGGTGCTGGTGGTGTAGACACCAAATCCCACAACGTGTTGCCAGCAACAATGCCATCGGGGATGTAGGCTTCAGCAGCCCACCAGCGTTGAACAAATAGAGCTTCTTTGTTTGCAGCGGTGTAATCACAGGCGTCTTTCATATCGACGTCGTGCTTAAACACCTTTGCTTTGTTGCCGAAAAGCTCTGCTACTTCCTTCGCTGCTTTCTTTCCTGGCTCATCGTTGTCAAAGCAGATGACGATGGACTCGAAACTGTTGAGCCATTCATACGAGGCTTTGCAATCTTTCAAGGCACCAGCAGCACCACTGCGGATGCTGACGACAGCCCATTTACTTCCTGTGGCCTGGAAAGCCGCTAGAGCATCAAACTCACCTTCAGTGATGGTGACGTACTTACCACCATTGCTGTAGAGATGTTGTCCAAACAACGCAGCCTGTGCAGGCTCTCCAATGCTGTGAAACTTCTTCTCAGCAACAGCCCTGACCTTGGCTGCTACGAGAGTGCCGTCCTTGTCATGATAGGGAAAATAGAAATTGGTCTTGTCTTTGACAACACCATAGCGCTCCAACGTTGATCGAGTGAGACGCCTGTCTGTGACAGAGCAGGCTTCGTTGTCCTCAAATATGGGTGCAAGATTCACATTCATCCTTTTCTTCGTTGTGGAAGGAATGACGGCAGAGCCATCACTTTCTGTAAACGTATTACATGCAAAGCAAAAGCTGCTGCCGTCTTCATTGATGCTACGTGCATCGCTGCTGCCACAATCTGGGCAGCTAACGTGTAGCCTGACGAATGTCATTGTTGTTGTTTCTTATCTAGTGATCTTTGTAAAGCCTTTATGGCTGTCCTCAATTCTTTGATGTGTCTGATGGTGTCTTCCTTGAACAGACGATAGTCATCAACAGATACGCCACCAGATGGTGACGTTACCTGCTGAACCCTCTCAGCAGCTATCTCTGCTGCTGTCTTAACTTCCACCATAGAAACCACCCATATACATCACCGAATACCACGCAGCCATCAAAGCCACCAGAAGAATGACGAAGGTGTAGTCATCGTCATCGTTCTTCATAGCAGTGCCTCTCCGACATACCGCTGTGAAGCAACATACTCACTACACTGCTTCACAGGGTTGTGCCACATCTTCCCTTCACTGTCTTGATAGTACAGGAAAGGCCAATGCTCAAGCCTCTTCACGGGGATAGAGGAATGACTGAATGAGTTCAAGCTCTGCTGTTGCTTCTGGCCCAAGATCAGCATGTTTGAATCTTCCTCTGATGTGTTCACGGATGTCTTCACAGGTGGAATAGTATTTGAACCAATCTAACATGTGAGAAGCCTCGTAGGCATCCTCACAGCATATCGTCACACTCTTGACGGTCATTCTTGTGTGCCTCCTTCAGAATTCCTTCGTATACATTCATCAACTCAGAGCAACGCAGATTGATGAGACTGATGATGGCAAGTAGATAGTTGTCAATGTCATCCTCACTCGGTGTTTCTTCTCTGTCAAGAAGAGCCTTACGAATAAGTTGAACGTCCTGGTCCAAAGACCACATATGCATGATGGGGTCTTCAAGCCGCTGCAATTGCAGAAAATTTGTCATTCATCGTTTCCTTTAGCAGGTTGGGGTTGATAAGAGTTGAGGGAAACTCTCGGATCTGTTGGGCCTTGGTCGAGCCCTTCAGCGTATGGACAAAGTACGGAGACACGCTAGCAGCGTTCTGATGCCCTGACATCATCATCACTGTCAACAGGTCACCACCATTCTCAATGACTTCAGTGATGGCTGTGCGTCGAAGATCACGAAGCTGTAGCTCTTGAGGGATGCCAGCAACTTCGCATATTTCTCTGTAGTGATACATGATGGTGACGATAGTGTACGGCACCCAATCGCGTTTGTCAGCAGAACGATGTCGAGGAGCAACATAGGTCACTGTTTTATTCTTCAGGTCAACAGAGGACCACTTGAGATTGAGGATGTCGCTGACACGCTGTCCCCACTCATAGAGACAATAAAAGATGATGCCAGCACTTCTCCATTCCCATTTGCTAAATGCAGCATTCAACACCGACAACACCTGTGAGCGCTGCCACATCATCTTCCTGGCAGCAACAGATATTTTCTTGATGTGGCTGAATGGATTCAATGTGGTGAAGCCATGACGAATGCCCCAGTTCCATACAGATCGATGTACAGAAATTATCTGGTTGGTCTGTAGCGGCCTAGACCCCGACTTCAACTCCTGTTCGTACATACGCTGTACCAATGGTGCTGTGATGAAGTCTATCTTTGCATTAAAAAATTCAACACCGCCAATTCGCTTGTGCTGCCACAGGTGAAGAACAATGTTGTATTGTTTCTTGACACCAGGCGTCAACGCACAATAGTCTGTGCTGTTGAGATAGCTGTTGATGAGATGTGTCACTCTACCTTCTTTGTAGGTGCGTCGAGTTTCTTCCCTCACCTTTATCCACTCGACATACTTGTCGTTGTAGAAAGCAGCGTGCTTAACTATTGCATCGTAGTCTTTGCTCCTCTTACGCTTGACAGCGCCAGCAACAACAGCTTTATGGGGAGGGTCGTAATAAAAGTCGTTGCCAACTTTCTTAACGTGACGCGGAAGGACAAGGTCTGTCATGATATTTGAAGCCAGTTGTCAATGTCTTTGTCGTTGTAGAGCACTTCGCCGTGCTGTGTTGCTTCATCAGCACAGGGTTTGCAATAGACGACGTAGCTGATGTAGGGACCATTCCTTGGGCAATATTGCTTTAGGACAATGGTGGCTGTGTCGGCATAGCTGTCTACGTTGTGACCGCATGTACACACTATCACATTCGCCTCGCTTCTCTGATGAGTGCTACTGCTGTGTAGATGTTATCGCTGTGAATGACACCATCCATATATCCGTCAGAGCCGGTATAGCCTGCTTCAAAGATGATGTTATCTAACACAGCAATGAGTTTGTCTTGCATGTCAGCGTAGTCGCTGATGCGCTTCTGTAGGGTTACCCAATCGAGTATAGATTGACTCATAGCTTCGCTTTCATTGGAAACAAAGGTTCACGTCTCTTGATTGTTAGCCAGAACAAGGTGATTTTCTTCATATTCCTACCAATAGAAGTGCTGCAACAGTGCCTAATGCTACACCAAGGGTGCAGCAGACGGCAACAACAAAGAATGGCTCACGCTTGTAAACAAGCTCGATGCAATAGGGATGACGGGCTGGCCAGGCTTCCACAGTAGAGCGTGGAAAACGGCGTGTGGTGGTGTTCATGTCTTGCTCCTCTCCTGAATCATGGCCGCGTATTGCTCTTGAGTCACAAGTATGGAAGGCGGCGACTCAATTCTTTTGAGGTAGACCAGACGATCTACATAAGGCTTAATAGCCTTTTCGTACTCCAAGCTAATACGGTCAATCTGTTGGTACAGGTATTCCTGTTCAGTCATGTCTTGCTCCTCGCCCTGATCTGCTCCGCGCATCGCTGCGCAATGCCCTCGATGCTGGCGTGCTGGTCGCAGATGTCGGCGCAGGCTTCGCGCTCTGCTGCGGCGGCGAGGGCGGCGAAGCGTTCGTCCCGTATTTCTTGCCACTCAAAGCTATCGCCTGTCTGGTTGCTGGCATAACGGTTGGCCTCCCGCGCCATGCGGATGATGTCTTCTTGGGTCATTGTTTCTTCTCCTTCCAGCCCACTTCCATATTTAGCCAACCGATGCCGATCCAAAACCCGTTCAGATCGTCTCGACCAAACGCGAGTGCGGGCCACACAAGCCAATGCGGATGGTTTCTCTCAAAGTACATCATGCGTTTTTCTCCTTCAGCTTGGCCTCGATAGCGCGGGCCGCGCCTTGCAAAGTTGAGTGGTTGTCGCAGATCGAATCGAAGTCAGCGTCCGTCAGCGAATGCCACTCGCGGCGGGGTGGGGCGGTGTAGAGGGGGGTCCACCCATTGCGGTCACGCCAGCCCATCTCATCGCTGCGATAGAACTCGACGTAAGGCCCGCAGTCTGTCCCCCATCCTTCGCGCATCCACGCCACCGGCTCCTGCTCCTCCTGCGCCAGCGCGGCGCGGAGGGCGGTGATGGCTGCGGCAATCTTCGCCACATCGGCATCCATCTCAGCGTGCCGCTCGGGCCGGTATCCCTCCATCGCAGCGTGATACTGCGCCGCCTCGGCCTGCGCCGAGTCGTAGCCGATTTCGAGCGCCTCCAGTATCTGCGACCGATTCCGACAGCAGTCGATCACCTCACACACGCCGTCCTCGGCGATGTCGCAGGGGGTTTGAGTTTGCTGCGCCAGCGCGGCGCGGAGGGCGGTGATGGCGTCCATAGTCTGCAATCGCTGTTTTTCAGCGGAACCAACGTCGTAATGCGTTGCCTCCAACGCCTCCAGCGCCTGCTGGGCGGCGGTTCTCAAGTCAGCCATTGTTCTTCTCCTTCAGCGCCGGGTTCGGGCCACCTATACCACTCGGTCTGTGCCACTTGCTGGCAGCAACGAGACTGTTTTGCGTCACATGGCGCAAGTTCCGCCATGCGCCGCATTGATAGCACCACTCAATATGCCCGCCGCAAATAAGCCAACTGTTTCGCTCATGGCGGTGCCGTGGTTTGCTGATGGCTTCTGACTTGTCAGTCATGCGTTCTTCTCCTCCAGCGCCTGCTGGGCGGCTTCTCTCAACATACTCATGAAAACTCCCTCGATGAAAACGGAAACCCTTCAGCATCGTCCCAATCATATTCAGAATCAAACCATCCCTTTTTCCTTCCTTCCTCATTGTGATGGTACTTGACATAGGGTGATGATGGTGATTTGTGTTTCTCAATGAGGTCAACAAAGGATGCATAGTCTACCTTCTCACCGTATTCATCCACGATGAGTTTGTCCTTGAGGTAGGACTTCCATGCCGACCAGGACGTCAACGACATCCATCGATATCCTTGGAAAGAAAAACACCATCCTCCGCTACTCTTGCCAATGTGTAGGTCTACTTTGTATTGTTGGCAATGGTCACAATAATTTTCTGCGGTGTAGTAGTTGGTGCTCATTATTCACAACCCCTTCACAACAACGTCAATGTCATCTCTGTTGGTGCTGCAAAACAGCGTCAACACAAACTCATTGCCGTCATCTGATAACACTTTGACATCAACAAGTTGAATGTCAGCGGATTCAAGGCATCGCTTCTCAACACTGACGTGAGCAACACCATGAATATTCATGTTATTGAAATGCATCACAACACTCCTGCAAGATCGAAAATTGATTGATTGACTGCGACATGTTCGCTGATGGAAGCAATGGGTCGTGCTTTGCGTTCCCTGAGTCCATTCTTATCCGTGATGGACTTGATGAAGACATTACCACGCAAGACATTCTCCTGCACTCTGTTGAACACTGTCCACGCATCCGTGAGTGTGTCACTGCTGCGTTGTGCCGTCAGGGCCTGCGTCACAGTGGTTCTGTCGGCATAGCTGCCTGTCGGTGTCTCTTCAGGCACGTAGGCACCGTTGAGATAGTCCCAACGCAGCATAACAGCACGCTTTGCAAACTTCCTAGCCTGCTCTTCATCGACCCGGCGCTGACGCATGGATTCAATTGTGTTCATCATATCGGGAACACCCTCGATGATGCTACGCAGCATCACTTCAAAATCTTCCATAGCCTTGTGCGTATGACGAACACTGACGGTGTTGCCATTGCCGTTGACGAGGCCATTGGAGCATACGAACCTGTATGCACCAGCCATCAGCTTGACGCCACTGGTGCCGTCATGGCTGTTGTAAACGAGTAGCTCACTGCGAACATCCCCAGTGGTGTTGACGTCAGAAGCACGGGCAAACGCCAGCAGGTGTGCCGTGTGCTCTGGCTTGCCCTTACGGGCACGCTTCTGAGCCGCCTGCACAGGCAAATATCCGTAGTCTGCCAACACCGGCAGAA